TGCCAGTATCATAGCGTGTACGATAGGAGTGTCAAGTGGGTAAAGAAGAAAATACTGTAGTTTTGAACCTAAAAGACCTACAAGAAGCTTGTCAGATAGCTGAAAAAAGAATGGAAGGAGTTAAAGAACTTGGGCTCCACGATAAGCACGGTGCTTCTAGTTTAAAAAACTTAGATTATCATCTTTTAGGAGCTAGAGGAGAAGTCGCTTTTAAAAAGTTTTTGGGCGTTGAGGATAAGCTTACAGCTAATACTTTTAAGTCATCTCCAGACGTTAAAAAATACGAAGTAAGAACCGCAAGAGAAGATCATTTTGATTTAATACTTAGAAAAGACGATCCCGACCACAAGATATATGTTCTTGTAGTCGGGAGCGGCTGTAAATACAGGATTGCTGGCTGGCTTAAAGGCTCAGAGAGATATGCTCATGAGATGAAGACATATAACGAGAGGCCAAAAGCATGGTTTATACCACAATCAGCTATTCATCCTGTCGCAGACTTGCCAGACTGACTGGTCAGCCCCTTGCGGCGACGCGATCTTGCTTCTTTCTCCATCTGAGCCTGCGTAATTGCCTGCTGGCGCTTTGCCTTGATTCTTTCCTTACGCTTCTTCTTAACTTTAAGCATTCTTCTTCCGGTCTTATTCATAGTCTTTTTCCTTCTTTGGGGGATTGGAGACACAATCAATCATTCTCTGCTTTAACGTCTTCTCGAGCTGAATGCATGAATTTCTTGCAAATTTTAAAGCTTCTTTTTTACTCTTGAAAACGCCAATTGGAAAATACATGCCATCTACACATGTGTAAACATTGTAAATGATTTCTAATTCTTCTCCCTCTTCATCATCGTTATAAGAAGTTTCAACATAAATCTTAAAGATGTTTCCTGGCAAAAGAAATTCTTTTTTCTGCTCTTTTACGTCTTCACTATCAGCTAAAAACATGGCAAACTCAATGTCGCCATTCGTTACTTTTTCTCTTTCTTCCATATCTTTTCTCCTTTTGATAATTTAGGCGACATACAAAGTACGCTTCACACCTATATATATCCCTTGCGTAAGACGAGTGACCACAAAACAGGTAGACACTTTAAACACCTATTGTGTGATGTTCGAAGTACTCATTAAGTTGTCTATTGACACGAATGAATTTCGAATTCATATACAAATCTTTAAGATCAAAACAGTTTGTGTAAGAACAAGTTGAACGCAAGCCTCCCAAAATGTGATTTACAGTTTCTTCAACTGAACCCTTAGCTTCCATAAGCACAACTCTTCCTTCCGAAGTTCTGTACTTAGAATTATTTCCTATCTTTTTTAAAGCACGTGAAGAAGAAGATCCTGAGAAAATAAATCTTCTCTTTTCTCCATCGTCAATGACCACTGCATCGTCTGCGCCCTCGTCATGACCAGCGAGCATCCCACCAAGCAGAACGATCTCAGCGCCAGCGGCAAAAGCCTTAGACACGTCCCCTGGATGAACACATCCGCCGTCACTAACTATGCCGCATTCACTTTCCTCAGCAGCAATCCGACAATCTAAAAGAGCTGAAAGTTGAGGATAACCTATGCCAGCAACGCGCCGTGTTGTGCACACTGAGCCACTTCCTATGCCAACTTTGACAAAGTCAGCACCAGCACGAGCGGTATCGATAACTCCCTCTGGGGTGACAACATTGCCAGCGAGTATACCAATGTGCGGCCAACGCTCCCTAACGAGACTAACAAAATCTAAAAATTTGCCCATATAACCATTTGCGACATCAAGGCAAATAGTAGAAAAGTAATTTTCTATATTTTCGTTGAGGATAAGAGATTTGCTGTAATCATCTAACCCAAACGTTCCAAAAACGTAATCTGATTTTTTATAGTCTTCTTTCTCAAAAACGCCAGCTGTTGTATACTTTGTTAAAGTTGTTATCATTTTGTATGATGCCAACTTGTTGCCCATCGAAATGGTTCCCACTCCGTCCATATTGGATGCACACACAGGAACGCATGGTAAAGAAAAACCGGCTTTTCTGAAGTTCAATGGAACTTCAAGATTGACTTCTTTTCTGCTACTTACAGAAGTAGATTTTGGCAAAATTAGTACATCACAAAAATCAAGTTTTACATCTGGCTCAAATTTATTATGCATAATCTGCTCCTGATTAGCCGTCAATACTGGAAGTATGCTTTTTGGTTCTATTGTTTTTCCCATATGATTCTTTCTCGACAATGTCTTGCATGAACATTGCTGTTTTAACAACATGTTCAACAAAAGCTGGGTTTAATTTTTCAAGAACTGGAATTACAGAGTGCCTAACATATGCTCTTGACTTTTCTGTATTGAAGTTAGATTTATCAATACAATAAGGGACATTAGCCTTATTGCACAATTCTTCTAATTTTTTCTTTCTGACCTTAAGTAGTGGTCTTACAACATCAACATGTCCAAATGAAGAGTTTCTTTCTCTGACACCACAAAGACCGTTGATGCCACATCCTCTTGCCAAATGCATCATAACGGTTTCGGCAATGTCGTCTGCATGATGCGCCGTCATGATCACATCGCTATGATGTTTGAGGGCATGGTGCTGAAGGATCTGGTATCTTAATTCTCTACCAGCTTCATATGTGTTTTTTTCAAAAAGCCCAGGATAAATATCATAGTAAAAAAATGGCAAATCAAACATGTCTGCTTGAGACTCGCACATCTCAGCATCATTCAAAGCCTCTTCTCTAAGGTTGTGGTTTACATGAACGACCTCAACCTTTTTAACAAGGCCTCTATTAAGTAAAACTCTCGAAATTCCCATCATAGCAGCGCTATCTGGGCCACCACTGCACGCCAAAAGAATATTGCTTTCTTTATTGGAGAAGCATGAGACAAAATCGCTGCAAATCCCAGAACGAGAAAACACCATAGATGCGTATTTGTTTTTTCTTTCCTTAAGCATGACATACACCATCCTTCCATCCAAGCTCTCTTCTCAACTGAACTGAATCGAGAATTACAGAATGCTCTTTTGACATTTTATTTTCCATAACCAAACCTCCATGAGCATCTGTATATACCATTGTTCCGAATACTCCATCTGCCCATTTCATGCACTTACAGCATGGCCTAGAAATGCCTATATTGGCAAACCTGTTAATCCTAAAGTTAACAAGAGAAAGTTTATCGTACTCCAAATCTCTAATAAAGTGATGCACTTGGATTAAGGCGTCCAGTTCTGCGTGATATTCGCCATACTGATATCCAAACTCAAATGCTATTTGACTTGTTCTGTATCTGTTAAAGCCAACAGCTATGACATCTCCGTCGTAGACTATAGCGCTGCAATGCTTTTTCTGCCCATCCATTTGGATCATGGATGAAAAATGCGCGTTCATTAAATTTACGGCAATTTCAGTCAGTCTTTTTTTCATAGGAAAAAATTCTTCCATCTTGTATATATATCCATGAGGACACTCATATCCGACAAAATATAGAAAGAATGATTAATCATGAATTGGTACCTTAAAGGTTTGGAAAACGGCTTTAAAGACAAGCACATATCTGGTTTAACAGAACTTGGCAACTTTGTGACCGGAATCTTTCAAGCTATAGCCCCAAGCCCTACTAAAGGCTACATACTTGTAATCAAAGACAAGAGTGAAAAAAGCCATAACATCTTTCCAGCAAATATAAGAAAAGTTTTCAAAGTACAAAATAAAAAAGAAGACATCTTAAACAGAGTTAAGATGAACTTTTGTGGAAACATTGTTGACGGTGTTTCTCAAAAGCAAGATGATAGTGGAATGAAAACAAGAATTGTGACGACAAAAGAACCACACAGCCTCAAAAAGATGGTTGTTGTAGTTCCAAGCAATCACATAGTCCATGAAGATAAGTAAAATTGAATTTAAAGACCGAGACGGTAAAAATATATTCATAAATTTAAGTAAACCAGACGGGAATCCATATAACGAATTTGCTATTTATGGAGATCACAATTCAGGTAAAACTTATTTATCAAAATTACTGTCCGACGCATGGCAGATGAATCTGTTCCATGGGGAAAATGGCATTTTAAAATCAACAC